CTTTCGCTATGATCATATATTTCTCTGCCCCAAACCAATTCGGAACCTGGTAAGAATCGAGGCGAACACCATCCTTACTCCATACGCCAGGACCTTGAACAGAACCAAACATAGTTCGAAGAACGGGGGAAACAGAACGAGAACTAGAAGAGTAATCCCGGAAATATCCGTCAAAAAGGTCGTAAATACGAGATTCCGGGATACCATTCCAGAGTCGAGAAATCTGGTTCATACTATGGATCGATGGAGCATGAGGAGCATATAACTCAGAAATCTGGTCATAAAGGGTCCAATTGGTTATGTTTTGACGAGAAACCTTGGTAGTAAGCCAAAGAGCGGCTACTCGCCGGGGAGGATAAGGCTTCTCACATTCTAAAAATGGAAGCCACTCAACTTCCTCTTCAAGAAAGTTGAGACCCATCATTTTAGAACCTGGATCTAGACGGGTAAGAGTAAAAGGGCTATGCTCCCGAGAGTCATGAGCGTGTGCACCAGCACGAAAATGTTGTAAGAGCTTCCAGAACTCTTCTAAAAGGACACGCACTTCATAATTCCAATAATTCAAAATATACAAAGAAGTCGTTACTTCCATGAAGAATTCAATAGTATTGTCACCTATCGAATCGCAATCAAACATTTTCTCTGGATACAAAAGACCTTTAACAGCATCTTCAGTAGGACGCCAACCAACCACGTAGTGAAAACGTTGGCCAGTCGGACTAATATACTCTAATTGATCAAGACGGTATGACATCAAGGGGAGATCCGTGAAATTTTCTACGGAGAGGGACTCCTCCGGTTTCATCGTATAACCCATAGAACGTAACTTCTGTTTCATTAAGTCTCCTGGAGCAAACCATGCAGTTTGGGAGCGAGGGCAAATCCAGCCATTGTTATCCCCATGAGTTTCCATGATAACATGGCTAGCAAATTCTAGATCAGTGTGATTTTTGAGAGCGCCATGAGCGTAAGCATCAACAATCTGATAAGACATTGTCGCCAGAGTAGCAAGACCATCTTGTTCGCTAGTACCCCAATCACCATCACAAAATCCAGCAGCCTTACGAAATACAGATAAAAGGGCAAAAGGAGTCTCCTGATTACGGACGCAATATATTCCAATCAGAGCGCACACATTCTCTCGCCCGATAGCTTCAATCAAAGCCCGGGCAGAAGTATG